CTGGTTATCCTTATTGTGAGACGGATAGAACCAAGTTTAATGGACCTGATTCTTTCAACGCTGATTTGGATTACTGGATTTTGGAGTCAGAGAAGTTGGCTAAAGCACTCCTCGAAGGCAAAAGACCTGTTGTGTTCAATTTATTTCTTAAGGATGAATTGGTGAAGAAATTGAAAGTTGAGAGTGGTCAACAGAGAGGTATCTGTGGTGCTTCTTTTAACTTAGTAACCAATCAGACTTATTGTGTGGACCATTTGTATGAGTCCACAAAAAGAGCCCGTTTGGATCCAAAAGTTCCTTATGTGCTAGGTTTGGATGTTTATGGTAGAGATTATCATGAACGTGTGGCCTTACACAACACAGTTCGTCACCACTGGTGTGGTGACGTCAGTGGGTTGGAGTTTGTGGTTCCAGACGGTATGTACAAAGATTTGTATGAGATCTACTTACCTTTTATCCCTGATGACAGAGTTGAATTGTTTCGCGCTATTGCTGATCAATTGTCACAATATGTTGTCAGGGGTTCTAGAGTTGGTCTCTGTATTGGAGGTACTCCTTCCGGCCACAAGGGGACTAGTCAAGATAATTCCAGAATAACTTATTTTTTGATGTGTATTCTACTCCGGGAACAAGGCATTTCTCTCCCGAATGTCATATTGTCCATTCAGGGTGATGACATTTGGTTGAGCACAGATTTGCCTTTTGATCCTGTCAGAGCTAAAGAATACGCTCGGTCCATTGGTGTGACTTTGAAAGGCACAGACCGAATGGTTGATTTGTATTCTGTTGAGTTCTTGTCTCGGACTCCTCTTGTGGTTCGTGATACTTTTGTCTCCATTTGTTCGTCTGATAGAGCATCGAAACTCAAACATACGGCGTTTGTTTACTCTAAAAAGAGAAATTTTACCGTTGTTAATGAGAAATTTCAATCTCTGTTGTTTTCAGAGTGCTTTAATGATGACTTATGGAATTATCTCATTCAAGCTTATGCTGAGTACCCGCTACAAGAGCGTGTGCAATTT